ACCTCTCCGCGTTCTGATAGAATCCCGGGAAAGAATGTTTCCGCGTTTTCATAATACCGCTCAGCAAGCCCGAATTTAACCGCCACAATAGGCGTGTTAATCTGCTTGTCAACCTCTGCTATGATATGCGATAATCTCATCCCTGAATCAGTTTTACGGCAGTATCAGCCGCAGCGATACGTGCCATGTCTTGTTCTGTTAGTGATAGCTTCCAAAGGTCGCCGTACATCTCGGTCAGATACTTAACCTTCTCGTTGCCGTCCTCTGATATGTTACCGATAACGTACCCGTTGCCTTCTGCTTTTAATGTGTAACCGTTTTGTAAAGCACGTGTAAACGATGCGATGACCTTAGCATTTGCGCCTTTTCCTTTGCGCTCTCTCAGTCTCAGGTAGCTGTTGGAATACGTTCCAATCGGCGTGCCGTCTGACTTCTCCCCGCGTTCATGTATCCGTTCACGCAATTCAGGCAACACCGCAGCAGCAGCAGCACGCGACACGGTTTCAGGATTGCTAATATCTCCGATGCCGCTTAGTATTTTGCCGACTATTTGCGTTATGTTGCTTTCAACTCTCATGGTATTCTTGTCATGATTCCCACCGCAGGATTACATTCGATGCAAGTGTCGCATCCGAATCTCATCCCTGCAATAGCGTTATCAAGTGCTTGCTCGTAACGTACCTGATAAAGTGCCATCAAATCCTCGGTTTCTTCGCGCCTTACGGATGTTGCGAAATTCACGCGCTCAGAGTAGAGCCTTTCGGTCAAGAATTCGATACCGAGAAGATACCAATATGCCTCCGCGAATAATAGCCTGTTTGAGCATATTGCCGCGTTATATTCGCATCCCATCGTTATCACGGCAGTAATGCCAGTGATGGTGTCGATGACCGATAGATTGCCGTCTTTTGTGCGCGTATCGCTAACGAATCCGCGAAGGTATCCGCAGTTGATGTCGAAGCAATAGTCGAGGCATCCACCGTAAGCATCATTTGCGTCGTTATCGCTGTATGATACCGTGTGGATGTTTGAATCGTCAAATCCGATGCCTAAGATAGCGCACTCGAATCGGTGCATGATGTCGGCAGTAATCCACGTATTGTTACTCGGGTTTCCGTCGAGATTAATACGCTTGGTAAGCAATACCTCTTTTGTGAGATAATTAAAAAAAACGATGTTAACATGATTAACTGTTGTGCCTGTGCGCTTGAAAAATCGAACCTTGTCAACGGTGAATGATTGAAACGGACTTGATACCCAGTTTTCGGTGTATGTATATCCGTTGTTCAATACAATACCTCTGAATAGTCCTGCATCTGTTACGTTAGTCAGCGGCAGACTTCCCGCAGTATCAACGGTTTTCCGAACGCGCCTAATGTCGTATCGCTTGGCCATGCGTGCCGTAATCTCGGCAAGCATTCGCGCCTCAGCACGTATGTTGATGTTATTCCATACGCCGATGTAATTCACCTGCTCGGCATTGGCAATATCATTGAAATCGCGAAGGCTGATGCCTGGGAGCGTGTTCAGTTGAAACACGCCCCCTGCATCGTCATTGCATCCTCTCAGCGTTACTATTCCGCTAAAGCAGCTCATTGTTATGAGTTGGTAGCGGTGTAACGGAGTGAACCGTTGTTGCCGGTCAAACGGTCAGCGGCTTGATACGCATCATTTGGAATTTGCCACAGAGCAAAATTCTTCTTCATGATGAGCGTCCATCCGCGCTTGATGGTTTCAGTTTCGTAGCCGACGGTAGCCTCAGTCGGGCAGTCGTTGTACTTGAACTGAAAGTCAATGTTGAGCATACGCGGAATCTCACCCGAGCCGGGCAGCATCAACGGAAGCGCGGCATTGAAAAAGGTAGAAGTACCTTTCATTCCTGCGCGAAATCCGACATACTCGTTAAGTTCAACAAGTCCGAAAGTACCGGGTTGAAACACTCCGAATTGATTCGCTCCCCAAGAAGAAGCGGAATGCAGGTCGAGGTAGTAATCAAGCATTGAGTACATCGCGTTGTTGTTCACTTGCGCCATGTTGGTAACACCTGCAAGCAGTTGATGTCTGAAAGCAGCAGAGATGCCAGAACCAACAACGATTGGACGGCCATGTCCTTCGTTGAGTTCATAGTCCTGCATGATTTTCGTCCATCCTTCAGTTACGAGATTCACGGTAACGTCATCGTTGAAGTTGACGGTGGTAGCGTTGTTGTTTCCGCTTACCTGATTGACTCCCCATGTAACGCTTGAAAGCAATGTTTGGTCAATCTTTCCGATGAATCCGTTCATGCTTGACATGATAACAGCAAGCTGCTCCTGCATAAACGGTGTAGGCGCGCCACCAACGGCAACGCTGCGAGATGCCTCATCGCAATAACGCGCGATGGTTTCGTCGTCCAAATGGATAGCGAATTTCACCACGTCGGTTGAGTCGATGGTAATCTCATCGTATGCAGGCAACAAATCAATGTCGCATGAATCCGATGTCTGCATCTGTGCAGGTGTCGTACGTTGGTAGTACTTCAAACGCAAGTCTTTGATATGACCGTTAGCGTTTGTCAATGTGAAGGGGTCTCCGATAGGCTGAGCCTGTACTCCCTTTTCGAGTGCAGCGGCAAGAAATCCGCTTGCGGTTACTTTTGTTTCTGGAGCGTTCTCTCCTGCAACAAATTTCATGTGCATGAGCAACGCAGGGCAAAATCCAAGTGCCATTTTTGGTTATTGTTAGCCGCTGATAGCCTCAATCATATCGTCAAAGGCTGATAAGTCAGCGGCAGTACGTTGGCCTCCTTTTGCAGGAGGTGTCGGTGGCGCGGGTGGATTCCCGCCAGGTGGTGTATCGCTAACTTTCAAGAACTTGTTCTTTGAAAGCGTCGCCTGTGTGAGAGTTTGGTAATCGAGTTCTTTACCGCCTTCAAAGATACGTAGATTTTCATCTTCTGCGTTAACGAGAACTAATTTTCCGTCAATTTCTTTTACTCTTGCTTTGCGCGATTGCATCTCAGCATCGACAAGCGTACGCGCGGTAATAATTTCAACGTCATCTGGCAGTGCTTTCGGCAAAGGCATTGAACGCAATATCGCGTCCTGTTGCGTTCTCAAAAACTTCTCGCTCCATGTGTTGCGCTCGGCTGATACAGCGTCCTGGATTGTCTTCTGAGATGCTGACAACTGCTGATTCAACTCGTTGATTTTCTTTTCGAGTTCGGCCTTTTCGCCCTTCGATGTTCCCGATGCGTTGGCCTTTTCTTGTAGCTTATCGACCAATTTATCGAGCTTCGCAAAGGTTGATTTGTCGGCAATGTCTTCGGGGTTAATCTGAAACTTTTCGACCGCGCCTTGAATTTTCATGTCGATGGTATCAAGCACCTGCTTTGTGTAGTGCGACTTGATTGCCACGTGCGATTTCGCTTCTTGCTCGGTCAATAATCCGGTATTGATAGCGTCAACGATTTCGGAATGTAGTTCCGTGTTGGCGAAATCCGACTTGCTGAGAGCGTCAATAAATGACTGCTTGTTTGTGTCGAAGCCTACTTTATCAAGTAGTGACTTCAAGAAATCTCCTGCTTTCATCTTGCACCTCCACAACAAGGTTTACTCGGTTTGGGTCTTACAGTCTTAGCCATTTTGACCTCCTTTGTCGGATGTTTTTTTCGCCTGCTTGTCAGCGGTCAACGCCTTAATTAACTCCGCATTTTGCGCCAACAACGCGGCAAGCGTGTCTTGGGTCGTAACACGTTGAATGGGCTTGTTTGACGGCTTGACGAATCCAAGTTCTGCGGCTTCTTGTTCAGTCAATGTCACGCGCTCAATGTGATAGCGTGCTTGCTTTTCGCGCGTGCAGAAACTTTTTTTTGATTTGTGAAAATCAAGATTTGCTTTGTTATCGGGTACGTAATCCGTAACCCCATTTGGTCTGGTAATTTTCAGCAACGTAACGCCTGATTGAGGCGCAGATTGCTCGTTTAGGTTTTTTTCCATACCACAAAAAAAACGAAAAAAAACCGCGTTAAATCAAGCGCGAAAAGATTGTTACATTAGTGATATATAACAGCGGCATGAGTGCTGTATCTTTGGCTCGTTATCTTATGGGGGGTGACGTGTATTTTGACACATGAAAGGCGGCTTCGGCTGCCTTTTGTGTTAATACCCGCGCTACTTTCCCACCGCCTTTCTCACGCTTGCCGGAACTAATGCGGCAGGTATTGGATATGCCTGATGTCCGCAATTGTAACCGCCTCGATATTGGAGAAAATTCGATGTGTTGGTGTCGTCGTACATCCCCTGCGGTAAGCCTGTTTTATCGTATATCTTGCCCTTCATATCGCGGAACTCTTGAAAATCGCCCTTGATAATACGGCTCATCTCTGAACGATGAAAATATTTTTTCTTTTTCAACGCCTCGCAAAACGTCCGTGTATCGCGCACGTTGCTTCCCTGATAACGATACCACTCCCATCCCAAATCTTGCGTCATGACCTCGTTAACCGTTGCGCTGTATTGATTAATCGCATCTGTTGTTATCTGCCGCGTGAACTTCTGCAACTGACCTTCAACCATACCCGCGTCTGATTGATAACCCGTGATGTAATTACCTAATTCCGTTGCCAACTTCGAGTAACTGCCCCCCGTGGTCACATATGTGTTAATTATCTCGCGCACGGGATTGATGAGATTTGCCTCAAGACCTGCCTCGGTCAACCCTTCAAGAACAAGTGACACCGACTGCTTTTGTATCTCGTTCACAATTTTTGGCGGCGTGAATTTTTTTTCAAGTGCCTTGAAATATGCCGCGTTCAGCTTATCCACCTTGCCGTATAGTTCCGCGAATTGTGACACGCTTTCCATGTAATCGGAATCGTCGAGAATAATCTGATACAAGTCCGATTTAAGTCGGCCTAACATACGAATGTTCTTCGCGCTGTTGGTGATAGTTCCACCTTGCACTTGCAATTCTTTCGAGAACAACATCAGGCGCGAATAGATACGCTGTTGAATCTCAGGAATTGCATCTTGAAAATCCAACACGCCCTTGTCGATTGCATCAAGCGTCGCGTTTATTTCTTTGTCGCCCGTCATGAATTGTCCTAAGAGTTGTCCTAAGAATTGTCCTCGGAATTGTCCTCGGTATTGTCTTCGGTATTGTCCTCGGTTTCCCCGTTATCATTCCGCATTTGCACCGCCGCCGCGCTGTTCACCGCTTTCAACTTCTCATCCGCAAATTTCCTCAACACGGTCAGCTTTTGTTCTGTCGTTTTTTCGCCAAATGCCGCGTCTGATTCATAAGCGCGCTTGATGAAATCGGTGATGTAACTGCTAATGATGTAATCCTGCTTTGAAGCCCCTCTGTTTGATACGCGGAGGGCTTTTTCATCCTCAGTTAATCCACTCATCGGGTCAAGGTCATAAGCGTCAAAAAGTTGCTTTTGCAATAGCGGTTGGTCGGCAAATCGCTTCCTGATTAACTCCTTTTCGATGTTGCTCAACACGGCATCGTTAATGCCGGCATCCTTGGCTTGCTTCATTTCATCAACAAGAAATCCCGCGCCTACCACGTCGAATGTATTCGGTATCAACACGTGCGGTAACATGGCTTGAATATCCACATTCATATCCTTGTATCTCCAACGCGCACACAAATCCGCAATGCCTTCATATATCCGCGCGATGTCCGTCGCAATTCCGTAGAACGTGTTGTTGGTTTCATCGCGGTCATAAGCCTTAGCAATACCACTCTGAGCGGCAGGTGAATTGTCGAGGAACTGCATATTAACCGATGCGAGTGCTTTGTATCTGTACCCTTCGATTCGTTCTGCTTGTAGCTTCGCTATCTCGGTCTGCTTCTGCACGTACCCCGCAGGCGGTGTCGGTACGGCAGATTCGCCCATGTTTTCGCGCGTCGGCCTGATACGGATGACATCGAAAGGACTTGATGGAATGTGACCGTTGATACATTGCGCGTTGGTGCATCTTACCTTCTGATTATCACGTGTGATATATCCAGTTCCAACGCACGTCGGACACTGTTGGTCTTCATATATCCACATCGTTGAGTTTTGATGCAGCGTTATCTCAGCGCGGAGGTCTGAGAACTCAACCGTTGCCACGTTAAGCCACGGCAGGATACCCTTGATGCGGCTTTCGTATTCAATACGGTTTTTCTCTTCAGCATCCACGACACCGCCTAAGGCAAAGAACGGCACGACATCAAGCGTCATCGGTATCTCTTCCACCAACTCAACGCGGTTGTATCGTCCGAGTTTCCACTTCGCCCATCTTTCGCGGTCAAGTGAATAGTATTCTTTCTGCGACTGACGGACGTATTCATCAATTCTATCGTTATACTCAAGCATTGGTTCAGACGCCCAAATAAGTAACTCCCCGTCTATCACTTTCATGATGTGGCTGCAAGGAATAATCGTCGCGTATGGCTTTCGGTATTCAGTCGGCGACGCGGGTTCTTTCGCCCACACTATCACCTGCGAGTTAGCACCGATAAGGTACTGCTTTAATGCCACGTTAAAGCACCAACGCATGAGGCTTTTTTGCGTACCAAATTGATACGTAAGGTAATGCTCAAGCGTCTCATCAGGCGCAATCATAGCGTTATTGTTTGGCGGGAATTTCGCCACGAATCCATCCGCGCGCTGTATCTTCTGCAATGAGTTTAGAATCCGCTCGAATATCTCAGCGAATACAGGTTGATACGTTTCACGACGATATAAACGTACCTTTTCGTGTTCGTTTGGACGTTGCTTATCAATCAGTTCCGCAGGATATTTCTTGTCGGAATAATAACGGAAGTTTGTGTACTCCTTAAAGCCATCAGGCTCTATTTTTTTGCTGATGAGTTCCTTTATCAGGTCAGCGTTTGCGATGTGTTCCATCAGATAGTGTGGCGGGTTGGCTCCCACCGCTTTTTGTTCTCACATTTGAATATGTGTCGCACGTTCATTCTCTTGCAATGAATCGTTGCCAATAGGTCGTAATTGTTTTTTTGCACGTCGTTAATAACCGCCCCGCCAATGCTGACTAATGCGTAATCCGATAAGTCACGTATTCGTAATTTCTTCGCAGAATCCATCGGCCAAAATGATGGATGGTACATGGGTTCATGTGGCTTTCTTCCCGTGATGCTCATTGCTATCCATAGCGGCAACTCATCAGGAATGCACCCGCCAAACTCAACGGGTTCGACTTTCAATGTTTCAAAGGTGTCGTTCCATAACGTGAATAACGCCTCATTTTCGGGCGTTTTCTTCCACCAGATAAACTCTGAATGTACGTTCCAAATCATGTCGTCGTCATGCAGGTTATACTCGACTTGCACCTGCTTGATGTCAGCCCATTGTTTCTGCCCATCTTTAACGTCTGAGAACTTGACACCGCCTGAATTTTTAATCGCAAAATCCACGTTTTTCAATTCGTTCAAAACCTCTTCGAGCCTTCCGTTATTCAACGCGATGCAGTCAACGTCGAGAAATAATGTTGCATCAAACGGGCTTAAGTCGTACATGTGGCTTTTAACCTTGATATAGCAAGTGTTTTCGCCTAACTTAGTGCAACGCTCGGGAATCAACAAAAAGTCCGTAAAAAAGCCCTTGTATTCGCTTGGGATGTACTTAATCGTATTCTCGTCATGTGCGAGTAGAATAGGCAAATCAATTCCATTCGCACGAATGCTACACGCTAACTGCGCGGCCATCTTGCCGTAATTGCCATGCCCGACGGCTATGAGTAGAATCCCTGTTGTCATTGCATTAAAACCGTTTGACGTTGCGCTGATATTTCGTGTTCCCAAAACGTGTTAGATACCATGCCTTGGCTCAGTTCATAGCATACACCGTTAGGGGTAACTTGCAGAATCGTTACCATCCACGGCAGTTGGTCAACGTCCGTTCTGAGGTACACTATCTGCCCGATATTGTATCGGTGTTCAATCGTTGTTGTCATACGCAATTCGAGTTTAACTCATTGAATGGGGTTTCATATACAACAAATTCTGCAGGCCATTGTGATACGGGTAGCATCATGGATGGAAAGATGTTGCTGTATTCCTGTTCAAAGGTACATTCTATCGGCGAAAATACGCCTTTTGGGTCAAGAAAAAGCACTTTGTCATGATTCAATGCAACAACAAGGTTTTCGTGCATCCTTTCGCTCATCACGTCTGTAATGACCTGATATTGCTTACTCAGTCGCGCGTATAGCTTTTTGCGCGTACCATCCGAGCGCACATATACCTCTTGCTCGGTATTGACAACTGGATTTTTGAAGTATAACGGCAGGCGGATTTGATTGTACCACGGCACGACGCCTGACGGGCGTGGGTTAATGTACTTAAACCCGAACGCATCTTCATTGTTCCAATATCTGAGCGCAGTTGTGAAGCAGGTATCGGTTATCTTCTGAAAGCACTCATTTGATGTGTAAACCTGCCGTTCATCGAAGTTGGTTTCAATGACGATTTGAAAACACTCCCCGTCGTTGTACGCGCTTGATAAGTTCGCGTTGCTGAAGTCAAAAAACAAACCGTAAACCGTCGGGCTGATGACAAGCGCGAACACGCTCCAATTCGTAACTGTCGTGCCTACTCCGTTGCTAAGTGTTGTGATGGTGATGTCGTCAGCAGGAACGGCAGGAACTACCGTCGGCATAGGCACGTTCATCTGAAAGCTGACATCACGCGAAAATCGTATCGGATAGCACACGTTAGGCGGTGTGGTGCATAAATTGTCGGTAACATAGTATCGTTGGTCAAACGACACAAAGCTATTTTCAGGGCTTAGGCTGAAACTCATCTCGCTAACAATAACTTGACGGATGCCATCCCGTCCTTCGGCTGATGCTCAAGGCTCATAATCCATCCTTGATATGTTGTCGCACCGCATGAAAACGTGACAAGCCCGTAAGGGTCTGCCTTCACATCTTCATATTGTGCCATGCTCATTGGCGCGTCGAATGTCGCTACAAGTGTCTGCCAGTACGGGTCGCCTTGATTCGATGCAATGTCCGATATATCGAAGCCTTGATTCTCGAATATGCTGACGGCCTCGATGTCGCACTGACTATTCATTCCACCTTTTGCCAGGTAGTTACCCGTGCCTGATGAAAATTCAATCTCTTCGGCAGTAAACGTTGGCCTTGCCGCGCAAAGTGTTTTGAACCATCTGAGTAGATTCCTTGCAGGGGTTAAACGGTAATTCATCCGCGTCGTTGGGCTGAATATGTTGGCCGCATCGTAATCAACACCACGGTAAGCATGGTAATTGTCGCCGATTAATTCCGTGTTGATAACGAACAAGTCGTTATCATATCTCCAATCCTGAGTGCCTGTACGCGCTTGATTCTTGCGTCGTGTGACTTCGATGGTATATCCTGCGGTAATGATATTGCAGACAAGGTCGAGTATGTTCTGCGAGTTTTGAACGCTCCTACGATATTGCCGTGTCGTGTTCATCTCGTCAAGTCCGTTGTACTCTTCTGCTTCCCACTTGGAATATCCTACGTCAATGATGCCGTATATTAACTCCTTTGCGGTAGTGAATGTAACTTCGCGAATACTTCCGAGATTAATAACATCATTGAATGTGTAGAACAAATTAAGGTCGCCAACAAGCAATGTAGTTTCATCGTTTGTAAAGCCCCATCCGTAGTTGAATATCTTGCGAATTGCATCGAATAATTCCCGCCAATTCAAGAATAGCTTGGGCGTGTTCGGATTCGTTACGTTTCGAATGTGGAGACCGTTTGTGAGATGGTAATTCTGCAAGCACTCGTCAGATACCTGAACATCAAAGCATTCATTACCAACATACGGCTTATTCAGCCATTCGAAAACTCTGTCAAGTCGGTATGCTTTTGTTGTTGTTGCATCGCACGCGCTGACAAGATTCATTTCAAAGAATGAAACGCTGTCGTAATTAATGCTGATGCTGTACGGCACATTAGGCGCGGCTGTTGTTGCGAGAAACTGAGTGAAGAAAAAAACGCCTAACACCTCTGCCTCGCTGTATGCGGGTGTATTGCTGTACGTGTAATCAAAAGCGGTAACATCGGCCGCACCTGACACAAAAGCGCGGTTAACCGTTCCGAAAACGTTGTTATCAATGACGGTATATGTGCGCGTATTAATGTCGTACTTGAAGAACACGATGTTGGTAGTCAACGTGCCGTTGAACTGAGCAAGGAAAGTGAACGTTCCCTTGATGCGAAATTCTATCGTTGCATCGTCATCAATGCAATTCAACGGGTCATCCGTTCTATCCCATATTGAAAGATACTGTCCGTATTCCTGCCAATCAACAGGGTCAGCCCAATCAATCGGTGTCAATCCGTTACCTTGCAGAATAAGTGTTGTCGGGTTCGCGTTAATAGCGAAATCCCCAAACTCGTTGCGAATGAAGTCAGGAAAGTAAGGCGCGGCATAAACTGAGTATGTTCCCGTCGTGCTGATGGTTTCATTATAGCTTCTGTCTGCGCCTTGGTTATTCTCAACTCTGTTGCTCAGTAGTATATCCTGGCCGTCAATGGTCAGTGTATCCGATACAATCCCGGGTATCGCGTTGCCGTCCATGTCAACGGTGGCGTCAATATCAACGTCTTGGTCTAAGCGCGTTAAAAAGATGTCGGAACACCGCTGATTTATCACATCGCAGGTGATGTAACACTTATCACCGCACATACGCTTAAACGTGTTAAAATCGAACTTTCCGCGATACAACTCGTTAAAGTCTCCGTTGCACTCATACCCGATTGCAAGTTCCATCCTGCCGTCCGCACCGTTGGTGTCGAATTCATCGCTG